ATCATGAGACCGAGGCATCTACAACCTTAGGATCCAAGATCCGAGGATGGATTGAGCGAAAGGCTCGTCAATTCTTTCTTTCTAGCGAGATTGACCAGGTATTGACAAATCGGCGATCTGACTTTTCAGACGAGGCTGTTATTAAGGATTTTATGTCCTTTGAGCGCCCTAACCATATCATCCCCGAAGATGATAACTTTGTCCGAGGTGTTAACTACACTCATGAAGTGTTTAAACCACCATTTACCTTACATCCAGTAGCATACCCAGATCTTCGATACTACCAATGGAACCTGAAACCAAACGCTGAAGCGCCATGGAACACGAACAATTTTAAGTTCACTCCTACGTTCAGAGATGTTGATAACGAATCAGAACTTCCAAAGTTGAGAGAACACATTGAGAAACTTGCCGCATGGATGAGCTCAAAAGTGGTAAACATTATGGTTTACCTATCAGCCAAAGCGAGGCTTGGTTTTATTACCAACGCAACACCAACGTTTCACAATCTGTTTAACGAGATTTTTGTACACAATCGCACCCTTATCCACCAAATCAAGGATGGAGACCGCAGATTCTTTAGATCTGATGGAGTCCCAAGACCTTATTTCTGGAATACATTGCACTCTAGATCACATGTCGTGTCACAAGATGAGCCCGACAAAATCAGAGCCGTTTTTGGAGCAACTAAGTTGTTACTAATGGCCGAGAACATGTTTATCTGGCAACTGCAACGATGCTACCTCAATCTTGACGGATGTGGTCGCTTACTATGGGGACGCGAAATAATGAAAGGAGGATGGAGACGTATCTACAATGAGATACCGAACGGTTCAACTTACATCAGTATTGACTGGTCTCAATTTGACAAGAGACTAAATTTTCAGCTGATTGATATCGTTCACAAAATTTGGAGATCATACTTTGATTTCTCAATCTACCAACCTACTTCTTTCTACCCGAATGCGAAAACGAATCCTCAGAGAATCGAACGACTATGGAAGTGGATGTGTCATTCAATCAAACACACCCCTATCCTTCTTCCCGACGGAAGGTTGTTTGGATGGAACTACTCTGGCTTTGGATCTGGATTTCAACAGACACAGCTTATGGACTCTTTTTCAAATTCAATCATGATCACTACATGCTTAGCAGCGATGGGAATCAAAATCGAGAGCGAGACCTTTTGGATACGTATCCAAGGTGACGACTCATTGATCCGTTTCTATGAGCAGATGTTTTTGATCTATGGACCAACTTTCCTTACACGACTGGCTGACTGCGCCGAATTCTATTTCGATGCAAAGTTAAGCTTCAAAAAGTCGATGATCCAAGGCAGATTAACAGGGATGACCGTTTTAGGTTATTTCTCACGCTACGGATTACCTTACAGGACAGATGAGGATCTACTCCGACACTTACTCTTCCCAGAGAGACCACACACTTACCCCCGACTCAAGGCGATGGCTTTAGGCCTAGCTATGGCGGCTTGTGGATGTTCAGAGCGCTTTCACAATTTGTGCGAGGCTATATTCAATCAACTCAAAGATGAGGGATGGGATACTGAATACGGACGATTACTTTGGATGGTCACAACAGGACAGATTGACTCAACCGATGAATTCGAGACCGAAACCTTTCCGAGGCGGATCGATTTATTAGCTAATGCGTGGCAGCATACACCACGAACAGAGGCTCAAAACCAGAGGCTATGGCCAACGGAACCCGGACCACGAGGCAATTTTTACTTTATACAAAACTGAGTGTATCTTCACTCCACTTTTAGTGTTTAACCGATACTTTTTATGTGAAAATAAAATACAAAAAAACAA